TCTTTGAACTAGACTGGAACAATGAGTTTATTGAACAACTTCTTGATGCTGGTTATCAAGGAGAAACAAATGAACAAATTGTAGATGCTTGGTTTAGAACTATTGTAAGTCAGATGCTTGAAGAAGAAGGTCAAACTACAGATAGAAATATGGGTTATGTTAATGTAACTCCAATTGATAAAAATAAGAGTTCAGTATCTTGAGTCAGGTTGCACGTTTAAAAAGTTTACATCCGTATACAGAATTTAGTCCTAGTTGGGATATTCCCATCTATCATAACTATCTTCAAGATTATGATGCTATTGATACTGTTAGAAATTGGTTGGTTGAAAACGAACAAAGATTTTTAGATCTTCCAGTGCATAATGACGGAGGAACCGGCTTAGGAAATGATAGTGTAACAAGTAGATTTAGCACTTATCATTTGTTTGATTATATAGACGAGCTGCCAGAACTAAAAATATTCTTAGATTTCTTTCGTTTTAGTTACATTGATTTTATGGATAAAGAACATAGTGTTCCTAGAGAATTAGATTTTATGTGTTGGTTTAATATATTACGTCCAGGACAAAAAATTGATGTACACGGACACGGCTCAGGCCCTGATGTATATCTAAGTGGAAATATGCACCTTGACGACTATTCAACTGAAACTTTTTATCTAGCACCAATTGACAACGAAAATGCACATATTTCTAATAATATTAAGGGCGGTTTAACACTGTTTCCTAGTTATTTACAGCACGGCACAACAGATTTTGGTGAAGAAGGCTTAAGATTAAGTATTGCATTTGACCTCAGATTGCCGTATAATAATAACAACAATATGCAAAACATAAAACCGTTTATTACTGGAGAACAATTAGATGGCGACTTATATTCTAGTTGACACTGCAAATACTTTCTTTAGAGCTCGTCACGTAGTACGTGGCGACTTAGATACTAAAGTAGGTATGGCACTACATATTACACTTAACAGTGTTAAGAAGGCTTGGACAGACTTTAATGCAGATCACGTTGTCTTCTGCTTAGAAGGTCGCTCTTGGCGTAAAGATTATTACGAGCCATATAAACGTAACAGACAAGAAACTCGTGATGCAATGACTCCTGCACAGCAAGAAGAAGATACTGTGTTTTGGGAAATCTTTGACGAGTTTAAAGACTTTATTGGTACAAAGACTAACTGTACAATGATGCGTCATCCACAACTTGAAGCAGATGATTTGATTGCAGGTTGGGTACAGGCACATCCTAATGACAATCACGTTATTATTAGCACAGACGGTGACTTTGCACAACTAATTGCACCTAACGTAAAGCAGTACAATGGCGTTAGCAATACTACAATCACACACGAAGGTTACTTTACAGACAAAGGTGAGCCTGTGATTGATAAGAAAACTAAGAAAGCAAAACCTGCTCCTGATCCACAATGGCTACTGTTTGAAAAATGTATGAGAGGTGATACAAGTGACAATGTTTTCTCGGCCTACCCAGGCGTTAGAAAGAAAGGTACAAAGAACAAAGTTGGTTTACTCGAAGCATATGGCGATAAATCCACGAAAGGTTATAATTGGAACAATCTTATGCTACAGCGTTGGGTTGATCATAATGGTGATGAACATCGCGTACTAGATGACTACAATCGCAATGTAACACTTTGTGACTTATCTGCACAGCCGACAGATATTAGAGAGATAATTAATAATACCGTTGCAGAAGTAGAACCTAAAGACATTACACAGGTTGGTATGCGTCTTATGAAGTTCTGTGCTAAGTGGGATATGCAACGTATTGCAGATCAAGCACAACTTTATGCAACACCATTACAAGCGAGGTATCCTAAATGATAGTAAAAGCAAAAGAAGTATTAAAAGATAAATTTTGGATTGTTGAAAAAGATGAACAACGAGTAGGTACGTTGTCGTTTAATGACGATCAGTATATGCTTAGTGATGCCAGCGGAACACATTTTTTTAATAAAAATCAATTAAAAAAGAGATTAGGAAAAGATGTTGAATGGCAAAAATTAACTATTAAAGAAAGTCATATTAGAGAAGTAAAAGGTTATCCTACTAGTTGCGATCCTTACAACGATATGTATGATGTAAAACGTAGACTGCCACTGTTTACTAAAAGTGCAAAATCAAAGAGCTTGTATTGTGCTGGATATTATATTATTCACTTTGACAAAGGTTGGGTCAAGTCGTTTTGTCCTAAATTAATTACAGTTGAGCGTTACGAAACAAAAGGCCCTTTTAAAACAGAAATTGAAATGCGCCAAGCGTTGAGTGCCGCTAATGCAAGGTAACTTACTTTTTGTAGGTTGTAGTCATACAAATGGTTTTTGGGGACAACGTCATAAAGACGGCACTCTTGACAAATACATTGGTGACAAGAATAACTACGCTCAAATCTATTCAAACGAGTTAGCAGACGGCCGTTGTTATATCTATTCTAGTGCAGGTGCTAGTAATAATAAGTACCCTCGCTGGATACGACATATGACTAATACGCATAAAGACATTAAAGGTATCTTTGTACAGTCTACCTACTGGGACAGATGGGTAATGGCAGCTGATGTAAAGCAACATCATAGAACTATTGAAGTAGGACACTTTTGTAAAACTGTAAAAGAAGAAGAAAAGTTTATTTTTTATGATGACTGGAATACTACAGACTTTGATGTTGTTGAATGGTTTGAAAAGGTAAAATGGGCTAGTGTTGGAAACTATACAGAAGGATGTCCAGAGTTTAACGGAGGGTATAACTGGATAGGATTTGATACGAACTATATGCATATGAAATTTCATACCGACATTGCTACTCATCTCAAAACAGAAGAATATTTAAAAGACATTGCATTAATTGATGCAATGGTCGATGTTCCTGTGTACGTATGGCGCATCAACGACAGAACTCAACGTGCAGATACATTAGATGTTTATAAAACACTAAACAATGTAATACACATTGAGACTCCTGCAAGTGTTTGGATTAAAGAAAACTTAAATATTGATATAGAAACTATGACGTTAGATGAAGAACATTATAATGAAGAAGCACACAGATTAATTGCTCATCATTTTATTCCGGAGGTATTAAATGGAACCACTTAACACTGCACCTATACAGCAATTTATTTCTCAAGTTAAAGGGGCTGACAGTAGTAATGCTAGAGAAGTAAAGTTAGACATTCAAACTGCAAAAAGACTTGCCTTTTCTTTAGGAGAAGTAATGACTCGTCTTAACGGTGACTTAGAACAGTTACTTGCAAAACAAGCATCAGGCGACAACGAAGTCATTCAAATTACAATGGACGGTGGCTCGGGCTGGAAATAAAGTGCGTAGATAACTTCAAAAAGAGATAAATATATGCGTATATAATTTAGGAAAACGCATATGAGTAGACCAAAGCCGAATGTGCTATTAGAGCATATTGATAAGAAAACATACAAGACAGAACAAATTTTACAAGCCGAAGCAATCTGGGCGGTCTTCTACAAAGGCGAACCATTCAATTTGAAATCTGCAAATATGTTAACAAGCTATCCCGGACCTAAGTATAAAAAAGTTTCTTTTTCAAATCCCGGTCACGCAATCAACTTAGCTAAAAAATTAAACGATCTTTTTTCTTGTGACGATTTTGATGTAAGGAAACTAACACAAGGCGATCCGGTTCCGTTAATCTAATGAACTGGAAAGAAACATATACTAAAATTTTTTTAAAGCAACTAGATAAATCATATGATGAAGTTGCCTTAAAAGAACATATGCCCCAATGGTGGCAAAATACTAGAGCAAAAGATGAAGGCGGTCTTCGTTTAACTGACGAAGGTTTAAGAATGATCACTCAAGATCTTCAATTGTCAACTTACGATGTACCGTATCCTGTAGATTTTGATCTTACTACGCAAGTAGTTCTATTCCTAGACAAATTTATTGACTGTCCTTATTATATGGGCCGCAAGGGCATCACAGTAACGGACGAAAAGAAAGCATTAGAGCTGCATCTTTTCTCCGGAGACATCCGCAAATATGGTCTTATCAAAGCAATGAAGCGCCAAGAAAAAGATTAATTTTTGGCAAAATAGTGGTTGACCTTTAGGTTAGTTTAACGTATACTATATACATAGTAAGAAATTAAGCACTGATCTACTAAGAGGAATACATTATGGAAGCGACAGCAACCCGCACAGTAACACCTAATAGCGCAAAGTCTGCTATTAAACACGCACTAGTAAAACGCCGCCCAATCTTTCTTTGGGGACCTCCAGGTATTGGCAAGTCAGACATTGTAGCACAGATTACAGATAGTCTGCCTAACTCACATTTGATCGACATTCGCTTGTCACTTTGGGAACCTACAGACATTAAAGGTATTCCTTATTACTCTGCAAACGATAACGCAATGGTGTGGGGCGCACCTAGCGAACTTCCTACAGAAGAGTTTGCGGCACAATATGATAACATTGTTATCTTCTTTGACGAAATGAACTCGGCAGCGCCAGCAGTACAAGCGGCAGCATACCAGTTGATTCTTAACCGTCGAGTAGGACAATACAAACTTCCAGACAACGTTCTTATTGTTGCGGCAGGTAACCGCGAAGCAGACAAAGGTGTAACTTATCGTATGCCTGCTCC